CGCGCGCGGTCCAGCGCTGAAACGCGATCAGCCGCCGGTCGGCCAGCGTGGTCACGAACTCGTAGCGCCCGCAGGGATCGGGTCCCAGCACGCGCTCGAAATCCTCCAGCAGGAGATTGGCCGCGCGCGGATCGACCTCCAGGGTCAGCGCCTCGGCGGAGGCCTCCACTTCGGCGACGCCGGCGGCGAGCGCGGACAAAAGCTTGCCCCAGTCGCTGGCTGGATCGTCTGGCAGTACCCAGCCCGGCGGATCAATCGCCAGAAGCTCGGTCAAGACGGCGGCGCGGTCGCGGCTCATGCGGCCCCCGTCACGGTCAGCGTGCCGAGCTGCGGCACCTGCGTATCGGTGAAGGCCGTGTCGGCTGCGGGCGCAGTCAGGCTGTGCCAGGTCTCGCCCACGGCGGCCGAGATCGCTTCCGACAGGCGCGAGCGGCGGATCACGCCGCCAATGGCCGCATCGGCCCCCTTGAAGAAGGCTTGAATAGCGGCTGTCACCGCGTCCCGCGTCGCGGCGGTATCGGGATTGACCGCGACCGCCACATTGAGCGCGGTCGGCGTCGCGCCGACCGTCACCACTTCGGCGGTGACGGGCGCGACCCCTTGCAGATAGGTATCGAGCACCGTGATCTCGGTCGAGGTCGGGGCGCGCAGCGTGCCGTCCCCATTCGCCATGCAGAAGATGACGCCGACCGAGCCCGCGCCGACCCAGGCATTGCGCACCAGCACCCTTGCCGGCGCGATGGCTTCTTGCGCCCAGCGCTCGTAATCGAAAAAGGCCCCGCCATGGGCGGGCTCGCGGATTTCCGCCAGCACGCGCTCGCGCAGGCTGTCGTCGTCCTCGATATCGGCCCCGCCCGTGATGCCGCCCGTCGCCACGACGCCCTGCTGAGCGGAGAGCCCCAGCAGCGGGGAGACCAGAGCGAGCTTGGTGCCGGCCGGAACATTGGCGCCCGCGCCCGCGCTGCTCGCGGTCACCGGCACGGTGAGCGTGCCGCCGCCCGGCATCGTGCCGCCGGCGGTCGAGACATAGGTCGCGCTGCCGGAGGTGAAGGTGATGGCGGAAGGAACCGACAGCCCGACCGCGCCTGTCAGCGTGACCTGGCCGACGGCGGCGATGGCGGCACGCCGCGCCACGCCCCAGATCGAGGCATGCCGTTCCAGGAATTCGGCTTCCGCCGTATCGGGAAACATCTGCCGGGCGATCCAGGCCAGATGCGTGTGGACGCCGTAAATCTGCAGCGCATTGGTGCGGGCAATCGCGCCGAGCACCGAGCGCGGCGACCGGGCGTCGACCACGCGGGCGGAGCCGTCGGGCGCCAGCGCCAGCGCTTCCTCCAGTTCAGCCGATTGCGCATCGGCGAGAGCGGCTGGCGCGGGGACGGGATAGGGCATCAGCCCACCTTCCGCAGCAGCGTGACCGCGCGCCCGTCGACGGACACGCGGATCTGCAGCCAGCCCGTGGCGCGGTCTGAGCGCGTCGACCAGGAGACCTCGATCTCGGGCGTCAATCCATATTCGGCCTCGATCCAGGCGAGCGCCTCGCGCACATAGAGTTCGGCCTTCAGCCGCGTCTCCTCGGTCTTTTTCTCGCGCACCAGCAGCCAGAGCCTGGAGCCGGCGAGCCGCCCGATGCGGTCGAGGCCGTCGCCCGGCCAGCCGCGCCGAAGCCCCAGCGAGCCCGGCTCGCCAATGGACCAGGAGCCGGTCGGCAGCGTGTCGTCTGGCGCGGCGCGCCGGTCGCAGCCGAGCGACATCAAAAGGGGAGAGACAGGCGTATCAGCCAGCGCCAGATCATGCACCAGGCCGCCGGAGGCGTCCGCCGACAGCAGGACGTCGCAGGCAAAGCGCCTGGCGTCGAAGGTCAAGGCAAGGTCGGTCGTCGGGAATGCGGCCATCTCGCGGATGATCGCGCGCGCGCGGATCAGCCGGCATGCCCACGGGCGGGGGCGGCGGTGACGCGGACGGACGAATCAGGCGATAATCTTTGTATTCAGCATCGGGAGATTGCCGTCGTGAGCGATGACGAGAACGCGCAGTATCGCGCTGGTCGGCAAGCGTCGAATGATGTCGCGCTAAGGCTCGTGGTCACCGCCCTCGTCAAGGTCGTGGCGCGGATGGGCGACGACGTCGAGGAGGCCCTGGACATCGTCCGCAACCTGGCTCGCGCCGAGGTCGCTGGCATCTTTGGCGGTCCCGGCATCGACCCCGATTTCATGCGCGGGATCAAGGACGGCGCCCTCCACGACATCGACGCCATTGTCAGGCCGAAGGCGGACGCGACGCGGAACTAACCGGATCGGATTGCGGCGGGCATCGAAGATCGTCATCACGGTCATGCCGGAACCCCGGTCAGCGCCCCGCCGGGCGTGACGCCCGTGTGTTTGTGGGTCTTGCCGATGTCCTTGCCGTCATGGGTCACCGTCCCGCCGGTGATGGCGACGCCGGAGCCCGTGACCTTGAAGGTCACCCCGCCTGCGACGATCGTGGCGCCGGACGCGTCGAGGGTAAACAGCGTGCCGCCCGCGTCGAAGTTGAAAACCGGCGCTTTCAGCGTCACCTTCACGCCCGATTGAATGTCGATTGAACCGTCCTCTTGCATGTGCATGCGCTGGCCGCCATGGCCGTAGAGTGCGCTTTCGCCGGGCTTCATCTTGCCCATGCGCTTGCCGGGCGTCGCCACCGGCAGGCCGACCAGATCGCCCTGATCGCCGCCGATGGAGAGCACCACCATCAGCGAGCCCGGCGGGGGAACCGACCCCATGCCGAAGGGCTGCAAAACCTCCACATCGGAGCGGTGCTCGCCATGCATGACGATGCCCGACGCGCGCTGCGTCTCGCCGTCATCGGTGATTGTGAGCGGTTTGAAGCGCCGCGCCGTGCCGCGCACGCGGCCCTCGGTTTCCTCATGCAATTTGCGCGCGTTCATTGCAGGCTCCCTGTGTCCACATCGCCGCTGAAATCCTCGCCCTCACCGTTGCCGCCGCCGTTTTGGCCCGCACCGTCCTCGCCCTCCGCCTGGATGTCGAAGGCTGTCTTGCCCGTGAGGCGCAATTCGGTCGAGGCGCCCTGCTCGTCCATCGAGTAGGTCACGCCCGCCACCAGCAGCTCCTTCTCGATGCCCTGAAACGGGTCGATCACCATGACCATCTCATTGGGCCGCCACAGCGCGCCCGATGAGTGGCGAAAGTCGTTCAGGACATAGGTGATGCAGTCGCCGCGCCCGCGCGAGGTGTTGGCCCACCATTTGGCCTGGGTCTTGGCGTCGTCGAGCGTGCCCTGGCCGCGCGTCGTCATCACCTTGGGCCGCCAGCGCCCGACCGCGCCGTCCTGCGCGTGGCCCTGGAGCGCGACCGCCCGGCTCTCGCGGCCGGAGGGTTGATCGCCGTCGCTGTCGCCTGGGCCGGGCAGCCCGGGCGCGCCCCGCACATCGAGCGGCACATTCGTCGCGCGTTTCCAGCCGGCCTCGCCGGCCTGGCCCTTGACATACCAGTCGCTGTGCCGCTCGCGGCCGGAAAACTGCCCGCGCGAGCTTTTGACCGCAGGGCTCGGAAACAGGATCGGCCCCGGTCCCCGGCGCGTGCCCGACCGCGTCAGCAGCACCTTGCCGGTCCCGTCCGAATGGGCCAGCACGCCGCGCATGCGCGCCGCCTTTTCCACCACCGACCAGACGGTCTCGCCCGTATCGATGGAGAGCTTTTTGAGCGCCTGGCCGATATCCACCTCGGCCTGGCAGGTCATGGCAAAGGGCTTGCAGATCTTGGACACCAGCTCTTCGAGCTTGATGTCGCGATGCTCGACCGGCCCCTTGGGGGCGCAGGCGCAATCCACCAGATCGGCGGCGACGTCGCGCCCGGAGATCGAGACGGCCGCCCCTGTTTCGGTCATTTCCGGGCTGACATCGTCGATATGGCCGCGCAGCACCAGCTCGCCGTCGATGGCGATGGAACAGGGCGAAAAGGGCCGCACGCGAGCCGCCGCCCGCAGCACCGAGGCGGAGCCCGGCAGCGCGCCCTCGACGCGGGCGCGATCATCGATGGTCACCTCGAACGAGGCGCAGGCCTCTTCCAGATCGCGCGTGATGCGCACCGTGGTCCAGCTGTCATAGGTCGCCCCGTCGATGGTCAGGGTGACGCGCCGGCCTTGCGTGAACAGGCTCATCGCGGCAGCACCTCCACCTCGCCCGGCCCGGCGCCGGCGGGATGGCGCAACTTGTTGCGGACAACAAGATCGTCGTAGCAGGCGGCAAGCTTTTGCGGATCGTCGCCCTGGACATGCTGGGCGATCAGCCAGGCCGAGACGCGCGCGGGCGTCTCCACCGTGAGCACCGAGGGCAGCCGCCCGATGCGCTCGTCGATATCGGCGGCGACGGCGCGTTTGAGATCGGTGAGGCCGGCATAGACCGCTTGCGCCTCGTCGGGCGCCGCCGTGCCGATGGTGGTCGCGGCGCGCGCCTGGTCCAGCGCCCCGAGCATCAGCGTGCGCCAGCGCCTGGCCTC